GTATCTTCCAGACATTCTTGACGAAAACAAATGTTGGGAATGGAAAGGAGCAATAAATTATTTAAGAGGTGGATATGGGATAATATGTCACAATAAGAAAACTCTTAAAGCACATAGAGTATCATATGAATTACATTATTCAAAACCTTTAAATGATCTTCACTGTCTCCATAAATGTGACAATCCATCCTGCGTAAATCCAATGCATTTATTTGCAGGAACAAATCTAGATAATGTAAAAGATAAGATAAACAAAGGTAGATGCTATACTGGTCATCAAAAAGGTGAGCATAATGGTGCATCTAAATTAAAGGATAAGGATGTAATTGAAATCAGAGAATTGTATAATAATCAAAATTATACAACTATCAAATTAGGAAAGATGTATGGTGTCACTAGATCTACAATTTCTTATATTGTAAATAATAAAACTTTTAAACATTTATTGGAGAATTAATTAAAATGGCTCGTGGATTTACCGTTAAAGCATCTGCCCCCGTAGCAGCAAATAAAGAACAAGAATGGGACTATAATCTCGCAAAAGAAATGGTAAAAGGCAAATCAATTGTCTTCTGCCTTCCCGGAAGAGGAGTATCCTATACATATCTAAAGAGTTTTGTTCAACTTTGTTTTGATCTTGTTCAGTCGGGAGCAAGCATTCAAATCTCACAAGACTATTCATCCATGGTAAACTTTGCACGATGCAAATGTTTGGGTGCGAATGTACTCAGAGGTCCAAATCAACTTCCTTGGGATGGAAAACTGAATTATGATTGGCAACTTTGGATTGACTCCGATATTGTCTTCAATAGTGAAAAGTTTTGGCAATTAGTTCTGATGGACAAAGATATTGCATCCGGATGGTATGCAACCGAAGACGGGCATACAACCTCAGTGGCACACTGGATGGAAGAAGATGATTTCCGCAATAATGGTGGAGTCATGAATCATGAGACCGTCGATAGCATCTCTAAGCGTCGCAAACCATTCACAGTTGATTATGCAGGATTTGGTTGGTTACTGATTAAGAACGGAGTCTTCGAGCACTCGGAGATGACATATCCATGGTTTGCACCAAAGATGCAAGTATTTGAATCTGGAGAAGTTCAGGATATGTGTGGAGAAGATGTATCATTCTGTTTGGATGCAAAAGAAGCAGGATTTGAGATTTGGTGCGACCCTCGTATTAGAGTCGGTCACGAAAAGACAAGAGTGATTTGATGTCTAACGAATCTTACAATATAATCTGTAAGGGTCGTAAAATTTATTCTAATCTTACAGAGGAAGAATACTTCAATACTATGGAGGATCTGTCCGTACAATTTTATCAGACGGGTTCTCCAAATCCAAATGAAATTGAAACTGAAATTATAGGAGAAAATTAATGGCAATTAAAAAATCATCAGGTGGTGGGAAGCAGGTAATCGAATCTCTTCCCAAGAAAACCAGACAAGGTTCTGGGGCTCATACTAAGTATGCGGCATCTTCTCGTAATAAAGCACATAAGAAGTATAGGGGTCAGGGATGAATCGTGAAGATGTTAAAAAACTGATTTACGAACAACAAACCAAACTGGCACCAAGTAAAATAACTGGTGCAGGAGTAGGAGTATTTGCGTTAGTTGATATTCCAAAAGATACTATAATTAAAGGTTGCAAATCCTTTATAGAATTTGTCGGGAAAGAAGATGAATATCTTTTTGACTGGAAGGAGTTTGATGATTTAGACGATAGAATTAAAACATATCTTTGGGGAATGACAGACGGGTACGATAATAAATTTTATATTGATGCTCCCCCCTTCATGTTTTATCAGGGATACTATATCAATCATTCTTCAACTCCAAATTGCTTTTGGAATAGAAGAACAGGAGACATCTATTCTCAGGTTCAAATTCATGAGGGAGAAGAACTTACAATGTACTACATGACCTCCGAAAGAGATTTTTAAATTATGAGTCAACTTGTTGTTAACTTACCAATGATTAAAGTATGGGTCCGTAAAGAATATTTACGCGACCTTAAAGATGGATATGGTGAATTTGTAGAAGGCATCTGGGTTGCCGCAAAGAGCATACCCGGACGTGCTTTTTATTTTGAGACTTATTTACCAGAATATGGAGCATTTTACGATAAGTTGCCTATCAGTGCATTTGTATCACGCCCAGAAACTCCAAATCCAGATTTAGATCTCTCAAATCTTCAATTTTGGAACTGTATGGACTATGGAATCATATGTATTGAAAAACATTTCATCAAACACATGGATTTTGAAGTCTTTTCTCGTAATTATGGAGTTATCAAAGGTAAATATAACTTTACTTTGGATAATTATCACGCAGATTTAAACTCTGTTGACACTGATGTGAGTGAAATGCCTGATGAACACAAATCTCACAACTGCATTGAACTTGAAAATGGACAATTTGCATTATACCCAACTAATAGAATGAAGATGTATGATCTTTCATTGACTCCTCAAGAACCAAAAATGCCAGATTTTTTGACTTCAACGACTGATTTTCAGATTGAAAGAGGAATTAGATGGGGTAGATTAGGTGATACTGATGAATATTTCTGGCAAACTCCGGAAGAAAAAGAAAATAAATAACTTTTTACTGGAATAATAATTGGAACAGTATTCAATGGGAACTCATCTCCTTTTGGAGGTGTATGATGTTAAATTTGACCTCTTAAATGATGTAATATCTCTCCAAGAAACAATGGAGAAGGGTATTAATAGGGCAAATATGACTATTTTAAACATTTTTTCCCATTGTTTTCTTCCTCAGGGTTGTACTATCGTTATTGCCCTTTCAGAAAGTCATGTTTCTTGCCACACCTGGCCGGAAAATGGATGTATTGCGATTGATGTGTATACTTGCGGTGAAGGAAACCCGAAATTGGTTGCAATTGAGTTATTAAAATATCTAAATTCTGATAATTATAATCTTCGTGAAGTAAATCGTTAAATAGTATTAGGAGATAGAAACCTCCTTTATAAAAGTTCTGTTTTAAAATTAAAACAGGAGTTTCAAAATGCTATTCGAATCAGAAGAAAATCAAAAAAGACTCATTCAAGAAGTAGTTTATGATGTTGCACCAAAACATAACCTAAAAAAACAGGTTGAACTACACGAAAAAATTCGCAATGATGAAGACTATGATGATTGGTCTTATGGAACAGAACCAAACTATGGTTCTTCCTGGAAGTAAGTATAAATAAATAAAAAACTTTCGTTCGATGGCAATTCAAAGGATATCCAGATCATTCAAAGATATCAGTTTATCCTTTGAACCACATCCAGTAACAAAGGATCTGCCAATACTAAAGAATGAAAATGCAATTCGTAGATCAGTAAGAAATATTGTAGAAACTATTCCAACGGAAAGATTCTTCAATTCACTCTTAGGATCTGATATTACAAAAAGTTTATTTGAATTTGTTGATTTTGGTACTGCATCAGTAATACAAAGTCAAATTGAAATATCCATTAATAACTTTGAACCAAGAGTTAATAATGTAGAAGTTCAGGTGGATCCTATTCCAGATGATAATACCTTTAATGTAACAATTATTTTTGATATCATAGGACAAGAATTTCCAACTCAAGAATATTCATTCATATTAGAGGCAACGAGATAAAATGCCTTTCACTAAATTTACAAATCTAGATTTCGATCAGATAAAGACATCAATCAAAGATTATCTCCGTGCCAACTCCACATTCACGGATTTTGACTTTGAGGGGTCTAATTTTTCTGTACTAATAGACACGCTAGCATATAATACCTATATTACCTCATTCAACTCGAATATGGTTGTGAATGAGTCCTTCTTGGATTCTGCAACTGTTCGTGAAAATGTTGTTTCACTGGCAAGAAATATTGGATATGTACCTCGTTCTAGAACGGCAGCAAAGGCACAAGTATCATTTAGTATCCCCACAACCGCAACTCCCACACTCACCTTACAGAGAGGTCTAGTCTGTATAGGTTCTGTAGATAATACTTCATATACATTTTCAATCCCAGACAATATATCATCAAATGTTGTCAGTGGATTTGCATCCTTTAATGATATTGAAATTTATCAGGGAACATTCTTAACGAAACAATTTGTGGTAGATGGATCTCTGGATCAAAGATTTATATTAAACAATTCATTTATAGACACTTCCACCATCTCAGTCTATGTGAAGGGAATTAATGATAGTGGTCTTGGAGTAGAATATTTTTCTGTTGACAATATTCTTGAAGTAAATTCAACCTCAAAAATTTATCTTTTACAAGAAGTTCAGGATGAAAAATATGAATTACTTTTTGGTGATGGACTAATTGGACAAAAATTAGAAAATAATGCGGTAATTACGGTAAATTATATTGTTACTGATGGTGAAGATGGTAATGGTGCTTCTTCATTTTCTTTTGCCGGTAGCACTAGTCCAAATAGTGAAACAGGTTCGGTCTCTGTTATAACGAATCAGTCATCTCAAAATGGTTCTGAAATAGAATCCATAGATTCTGTCAAATATTTTGCCCCAAGAATTTATTCTTCTCAATATAGGGCAGTAACATCAAGAGATTATGAGGCAATTATAAAAAAAATATATCCAGATACCGAATCAGTTGCTGTTATTGGAGGTGAAGAACTGATTCCCGCTCAATTTGGAAGAGTATTCATAAGCATTAAACCAAAAAATGGAACTTTTGTTTCAGATTTTAATAAACAACAAATTAAAAACAAATTAAAACAATATAGCATTTCCGGAATTAATCAAGAAATAATTGATCTTAAGATATTATATGTAGAAATTGATTCATCAATTTATTATAACTATACTCAAGTATCGGCAGTAGAATCATTAAAAACAAAAGTTATAAATTCATTGACAGAATATTCCAATTCTGTGGATCTCAATTCATTTGGTGGGAGATTTAAGTATAGTAAGGTTCTTCAAATAATTGATAATACTGATATTGCCATAACTTCTAATATCACTAAGATTAAAATTAGAAGAGATTTGAAGGCACTGATAAACCAGTTTGCACAATATGAACTATGCTTTGGAAATAAATTTCATATTAATAGTGGTGGTTTTAATATCAAAAGCACCGGATTTAAAATTTCTGTAGATTCGGATACCGTATATCTAACAGATGTACCTAATTCTGATGGAAAAACCGGAATATTGTCAATAGTAAAACCTTTAAGTGACGGAACTGCAAGAATTGTTGCAAAATCTGCGGGAACAGTTGATTATACAAAAGGTGAAATTAAATTGGGAACCATAAACATCATTTCAACATCCAAACCAAACAACATTATTGAAATACAGGCATTTCCAGAATCTAATGATGTTGTTGGTCTCAGAGATCTTTATTTGAATTTTAGTCTTGAAAAAAGCACAATAAATATGGTAAGAGATGTAATTGCTTCTGGTGACG